CTTTGCATCGCCGCACCACTCTGAAATTTCTCCGGAGGGGTTTAAAAGTCCAATTTAGGTCTTTTAAACTGCGGTCGATGTCACTTGAAAGGAGAACTAACTATGCCCGATGATGTGTATATGCACCTCAAAGCGTTGCTAATGTGGTTAATATCTCCTGAAGTTCTTTCACAGATAGGTGTTTACATTGGTGTAGGCGCCTCCATCATCGGTTTCGGTGTTAAAGTCTTCAAGAAGTTGTGGACCAACTTGGAGAAGAAACAGAATGAAGAGATTGAGGGTATTAAAAACACACTCAATGCTTTAACTACGAGTTTCCAAGAGATGCAGAGGAACCAAGAGCGAGACTTTCTTCGTTTACAGATTATCACTGGTATTCAATCTGGTCGATTATCTAAGAATGAGGTCTTAACTCTTTACGGAGAGTATGCTGAAAAAGGATACAACTCTTATGTTACAAGAATCGTAAACGACTACGTTGAAGAATTAAAAGAAAGGGATCTAAAGAATGAGCATTGACAAAATTATTGATATTGTTACGGTGTTAATCATTGTTGCGCCTGTTGTAGTAAATCTTGTGAAGCTCCTAGGAGCAGTTACTCACAACAAATCAATTCAGACATTGGCAGACCGTGCAATGATCATTGTATCATCACTAGATTCAGTACTGATTCCGAATGATGAAAAGAAACGTGAAGCTATGAACAAACTTTTAAGCTTCGCTCAAGAGACTGGTGTAAAATTAACAGCGGAACAAGCTGAAGATTATATTGAACACTCAGTTCAAGAATTACGCCGACTTCAGGATTTAACTTCTACTCCGGAGGTATCACTATATGAGCCGGAGAAGAAATAATGAGGTAATACCTCGACAAGCACTAACGCCAGATGGTCGAATGCAAAAACTTACAAAGAAAGCTTTCGACTTGGCAGAAAAACAACTGGCCGATGGAACTATTGCACCAAGTACTTTGAATGCATTACTTCGATACGGTACAATTGAAAACGAACTCCAGTTGGAAAATCTAAGATCCAAGAAAACATTGAATGATTCTAAGATTGAATTGTTGAACAGTGAAGTGAAAGGTAAAGGAGATAGCGAAGAAGTTATTCGTGCCATTCGTGGTTATGCTCCATCGGAAACGATATGATACTTCAACTTGACGAACAACGTTCCATCCTTAGAGATCTCCGGTATTCCAAACTTTTAGAATTTAAAGATTTTGGTGATAGATTAAACTTTCTATCATTAGCTAATCGAGGCTATCAATCGCCTCGAGAAATTTCAAATAAATTTTACAAGTCTAGGATGTGGAGAGATTTACGTGAAGAAGTTATAGCTCGTGATATGGGTTACGACTTGGGCGTTCCTGGTGTAGAAATAGAAGGTCCGCCTTTAGTACATCATATGATACCTCTCATTGAGGATGATATATTACAATGGAGAGAAGAAATTATTCTCAATCCAGACCTACTGATTACAACATCATATGGAACTCACAACATCATTCATTACGGTCAAACAAGTGAACCATCTCTTGTGTTTATAGAAAGATGCCCTGGAGACACTAAACTATGGTGAGGTGGATATATGTCAATTCTTAACGATGTTAAGACAACGTTAGATTTCGCTTCAGAAGAAGATACAGGATTTGATTCAAGATTAATTATGGAATTGGATGGTATCATTGGTGAACTATCACAACTGACATTCGTAAACAACAGTTTTGTTATGAATACTGATGCAGAATGGAAAGGTTTGCTAGACATTGATGATCAAAATCTTTTGAGATTGGTTAAACAATTCATTTATATTAATATTCGTCTCAAGTTTGATCCTCCAGCAGGGAGTGTGTTAACTTCTTTAGAGAAATCTCTTCAATCCACAGCGCATCGTATAATCATTCAAAAGGAGAAGTTTAATGATCCAGAAAGACTTAATGAATCCAGAACTACTCCACGCGATTAAAGAAAACGAAAGCGATGATATCATCGAGCACTTCGGCATCAAAGGAATGCGATGGGGATTCCGTAAGAATCGATCAGAGCGTTCAAAGATGCGTCAGTTGAAAAAAGCAAGTCGTAAAGCAGGAGCTGCTTGGAATAAGAAGTATCATAGTAGACATATGATGACGTCTCATGACTTGAGAGAAGCAACTAATCGATTGCGCTTGGAGAACGATTTCGCAGAACAGGTTCAACGATCAAATCGATTGTCTAATCCTGGTGGCCAAAAATCATTTGGTTCATTCGGTAGAGAAACTGGTAAACTTATCAGAGATACTGCTGTTCAGACAATCACTAAAGATTTGCTAACAAAGAATCCGAAAAATTACTCGCAGTTGACTAAGAATCTCGCCACATTAGGTAGAGACACTGGACATGCGTTTAATGAAACTGTGAAAATTTTCAAATAGGAGATAAACATTTTGGTATTATCGAATAAAGCATATCCGGAAGAGTATATGAAGTTTAAGGAGCAAGTTCTTAGAGGTGAAATTCCGGTCAATCGGATGGTGTCACTGGAAATGAACCGAATCGACTTCTTGATTGAGTCACCGGATTATTACTATGATAATCAAGCGATTGAGGGCTTTGTTAGATTTTGCGAAAATGAGATGACTCTGACAGATGGTAGTGATGTTACTCTTCTACCGTCCTTTAAATTATGGGCTGAATGCGCCCTCGCTTGGTTCTACATTTCCGAAGATAAGGTATACAATCCTAAGCTCGGTAAATGGGAAACAAAATCAAAATTCAAGCGACTTACCACGAAACAATACTTAATAGTAGGACGTGGTGCCGCTAAATCATTGTATTCAACATACATGCAAGCTTACATGTTGTTGATTGATACTTCTACAACCCACCAGATTGTCGCTGCTCCTACCATGAAGCAAGCTGAAGAAATTATGGGTCCATTCCGAACGGCTCTTAGCCGTGCAAAAGGTCCTTTAATTCGCTACATGGTACAGGGTTCTAAAATGACTGGGAATTTAACCCAGAAGCAGCTCTTGGCATCCACTAAAAAGGGTGTAGAGAATTTCGCAACGAATAGTCTATTGGAGATCCGACCGATGTCTATTGACAAACTTCAAGGTCTTCGTTGTAAATATGCCTCTGTCGATGAATGGTTATCTGGTGAAGTCCGAGAGGATGTAATTGGAGCCATTGAACAAGGGGCTTCAAAGAACGAGAACTATCTTATCATAGCTACTTCTTCAGAAGGTACAGCTCGTGACGGGGTAGGGGATACTATCAAGATGGAATTGGTGGACATTTTAGAAGGACGATATTTCAACCCCCACGTGTCTATATGGTATTACCGATTAGATGACGTTCGTGAAGTTGCATATCCTGATATGTGGTTGAAAGCTAATCCTAATTTGGGTGCTACAGTGTCTTATGAAACATACAGAAATGAAGTAGAGCGTGCCGAAAATCAACCTGCAACAAGAGCTGATACTTTAGCTAAACGTTTTGGTATCCCAGTTGAAGGTTATACTTATTTCTTTGTGTATGAAGAAACAATTCCACATAGACCCCAAAACTTCGATGGTCTTGAATGCGCAATGGGTGCTGACCTTTCACAAGGGGATGACTTCTGTGCGTTCACATTTCTATTTCCACTTGGTCGTGGACGATTTGGTATAAAAACTAGATCTTATGTCTGCGAATCAAAACTCAAGAAACTAACTTCAGCGATGCGTAATCGTTATGATGAACTGATTGCTGAAGGAACGTTAATTGTAATGGATGGTGTTGTCTTAGACTTGAATAAAGTGTATGATGACCTGACTGAAATGATCTATTCACACAAGTACATCGTGTATGCATTTGGGTTTGACCCATATAATGCTCGAGAATTTGTAGAAAGATGGACCAGAGATAACGGTGAATTTGGTGTTGAGAAGGTTATTCAAGGTGCCAAAACCGAATCGGTTCCAATGGGTGAGTTGAAAAACTTGGCTATGGAACGTCTTCTCATATTTGATGAAGAACTAATGAAGTTTGCGATGGGTAATGCCGTCGCTATCCAAGATAACAATGGTAACTATAAATTGTCTAAAAAACGTGCCGATGAAAAGATCGATAACGTTGCGGCATTAATAGATGCCTGGGTTGCATATAAACGTAACCTTGATTTATTCGTATAGAAAGGCCAGTATGAGTATATGAGTATTTTTACTGATGGACTACAACATGCCTGGTCAATGTTTACCAACGATACCAACAAACCATCATTGGTAGAAACACAAACTCAATATCAACTTACAACGGAGCCAAGAGCATTAAATCCAAATAATGCTATTCCGTCAAGATCATATGCCAGATCGTCAATTTCATCTATGATCTTTAACCGAATTGCGATGGATGCATCTATGGTTAAATTTCAACACGTCAAATTAGCTGCCGATAAGCAGAACCAAGAGGTTCAATATAATTCGGCGCTTCAACGATTGTTTGAAGTGGAGATGAATACGGATCAGTCTAGCACCGACTTCTTCCACGATTTGGTTTATTCTTTATTTGACGAAGGTGTCGTTGTGGCAGTTCCACTTGAGGCAACTGTTGATCCCATGCATTCTGACTCGTATGATATTAAAGCCATGCGAGTTGGTAAAGTCATCGAATGGTTTCCTACAAAAGTTCGAGTGAAAGTATACAATGAAAACAAGGGTGATTTCTCCGAGATTATTATCCCGAAACGAATGTGTGCTATCATTGAGAATCCATTAGCTAATATTCTAGGAACGGACAACCCTACCATGAATCGTTTGATTCAGAAATTATCCATTCTTGATAAACAAGATTTGGATTCTGTAGCAAACAAATGGAACATGATTCTCCAATTACCAGTTCCAGTCCGAAATGATATTAAGCGACAAGAAGCCGATGGACGTATTAAAGATATTGAGAAACAATTACAAGATTCTAATTTAGGTATTGCGTATATTGCGGCGGACGAAAAAATTACTCAGTTGAATAGACAAATTAATTCTAATCTTATGGATGAGATTAAATATTTGACTGAAGAATTACTTAGTCAGATCGGTTTGACAAAAGCAGTATTTGATGGTACTGCTACTGCCGAACAGATGCAGAACTACTATACGCGTACAATTGATCCAATTGTCACACGAATTAAAGAAGAATTTCAAAGAAAATTTATCACGAAGACTGGCTATACCCAAGGCCATCGTATCGTGACATACAGTGATCCATTCAAGTTGGTTCCAACTAGTCAGTTGGCAACAATTGGAGATTCTCTTCTTAGAAATAGAATCCTTACTTCTAATGAATTCCGTGCAGTCATTGGTTATGGTCCTATGGATGATCCAATGGCAGATCAATTGTATAATCCTAATATTTCGGATTCTAGACAAGATGTGTCTATACCTGGGTCGGTCGAGTCCCCTGATGGTCAACAGTACTATGAGGAAGTACCTCAGTACAGTGAAGAGGATCTTCAAAATGGCGGCAAATAATGATGGAGGTAAATCGTATAATGGATAAACATCCCAAGTATGATTTCGCGGGTTATGTAACCCGTAACGACATGCGGTGTACCGATGGTGTCGTGATCCGTCATGGAGCATTCCGTGAGAATGATGGAAAGAAGGTTCCGCTTGTCTGGTCTCACGACCCAAGCACACCTGAAAATGTCATCGGTCATGTGTTGTTGCACCATGCGGACGAAGGTGTTTACGGGCAAGGTTATTTCAATAATACTCCAAATGCCCAAAATGCCAAAGAACTTGTACAACATGGAGATATCTGGTCTATGTCTATTGGAGCTAACCGCATTAAGCGTACTCCAAATAATGACGTAATCCATGGTAACATCTATGAAGTATCACTTGTAGTTGCCGGAGCTAATCCGGGAGCTGTTATTACTGAAGTGCTAACGCACTCAGATAATCCCGATGAAGGAGAAAGAATCATTATGGAAAGTGATCAACTTTTACATTCTGCAAATGATGTCTTGCTTGGACAAGAGCGAGTAAGTTTGTTTGACCGCATTCAACACGCAGATGATGATCAAGCAGCAGACATTATGGACGGCGTATTGGCAACTCTTAATGAAGACCAACAAGAAGCCGTTGCTATTTTTACAGAAGCTTCTGTCAACGAAGCCCTTGAAAACATGGAACAAACCGTGAATGAAGAGTTTGACCAAGCTGTCGATGCTCGTGTAACCGAAGTTCTTAACGAACTTGCTGAATCTGATGACAACATTGAACAATCTGCCCTAGGAGGACAAACTATGCACTACAATGCATTTGAACAATCTGAACCTAATCGTGATGAAGAAATCCGTCATTCATTGACGGCTGCTCTTGAAGCCGCTCAGAAATCAGGCCGTAAAGTAGGTCAAGTGCTTGCTGAAATGGAAAATGGTGACGTTCTTCAACACTCAATGAACAATATTGAATTGTTGTTCCCTGATCACCAACTACAAAATGGTGTTCAAGTAATTTACTCACCTAACACTGCTACAGAACATATTCTTAGCCGCGTAACTAAAGTTCCTACTGCGTTTGTTAAATCAATCATGACAGACCTTTCTGACTTGACTGATGAACAACTTCGCGCTAAAGGTTACATCAAAGGAACTGAGAAGAAAGAACAAATTCTTTCATTCCTTTCTCGTAAAACAGATCCTCAAACGATCTATAAAAAACAATCTATTGACCGTGACGATGCTATCGATATTGGTCAACAATTGAATGTTGCTGCATTCTTCAACCAAGAAATGCGTATCAAACTGAACGACGAAATTGCACAAGCAATCTTGGTATCAGATGGTCGTCAAACAGGTGACGCAAACAAAATCAAAGAAGATCGTATTCGTCCAATCACAAAAGACGATGATTTCTACACAATCAAAGCAACTTACAATCCAAACATGCTATTGGATATCTTCCAAACAGTCGCTGAACAAAAGACTAAGATGCTTGGATCAGGTATGCCATCATTGTACATCAACCCTCTATTCTTGACAAAACTTCGCTTCTTGCGTAACAAGAACGAACAATGGGTGTTCGGTGGACAACAACCTGCAACTAAAGAATATCTTGCTTCATTGTTTGGTGTCGCTGAAATCGTTGAAACAAACTTCTTGAAACCTGAAGAATTGATTATGGTCAACCTTGCTGACTACCAAATCGGTACTAACCGTGGTGGTGAAGTGAACACATTCGAACACTTCGATATTGACTACAACAAACAGAAATACTTGATCGAAACTCGCTTGTCTGGTGCCCTTACTCGTGCTAAAGCGGCAGTTTACTTCAAACCAGCAGCTGGTGCCGCAGCTGGATCTGAAGCTGCTCGTACAGGAGTTCCTGGAGGATAAGAATGAAGTTCAGCGGTGAAGCTGGTTTTCGATTGAAAGATGTCGAGGTAGAACCTGATGTCTATGAACCCCAATTGGTATCTAAGATTATCAAGGGTGATGTCGTTCAGAATAGATACGGTCGTCAAAATGGCGACAAATCTACAATAGACAACATCACAATTACCAACCAGCTTTCTATCGTTGCCAATCAATTTCTTATGAAACATATTGCAAATCTGCTTTATGTTAAGTTCCAAGGCGTGAAATGGAAAGTTGTTTCATACAACATAAAAGCGCCTAGAATTTTTGTGGATCTAGGAGGAGTCTATAATGAGCAAGAGAATGCTTATCCGGGATTGCATTCAGAAAGCAATAGCGAAAACGGGCGAGAGCTATAGTCTCTACTACAATCCCACAGGAAAGACGACGTTGACATATCCTTGTATTATTTACAGGAGAAAAGCAATTCGTCAAAGACATGCTGATAATCTTAGGTATCATACTCATGAAGAGTATCAAATTACTGTGATTGATAAGCGTGTCGAATCGCCAGTGGTTGAAGCTCTAATCGAAGAGCAATACTGCTATTACAATAGTGAATTCATTAGTGATAATATGAATCACACATTACTAACAATTAATACAGGAGGCTTATCAAATGGCTAAATTAGTATTTGACGAACTTGGAAAACGCTTTTATGAGACTGGTGTCTCTAATGCGGTTCTATTTGTACAAGCAGACGATGGATCATATCCTCGTGGGGTAGCTTGGAATGGTATCACGGCAGCGAATGAATCTCCATCAGGTGCAGAATCAAATGACCAATATGCTGACAACATTAAATACTTGTCACTTACTGGTGCTGAGAAATTTGAAGGTACTATCGAAGCATTCAGTTCTCCAAAAGAGTTTGATGCATGTGATGGTATGGCTACAATTGCTAAAGGTGTTACAGCACATCAACAAAACCGTAAAGCATTTGGTTTTGCGTTCAAATCAATTCTTGGTAACGACGTTAAAGGTAATGAATACGGTTACAAACTTCACTTGTGGTACGGATGTAAAGCTGCTCCATCTGAGCGCTCACATGCTACTGTCAATGACAGTCCAGAGCCACAAAACCCATCATGGAGTGTTACTTCAACACCTGTTCCAATTCCTGGTAAGAAACCAGCTTCTGTGTTAACCATTACATCCACAGAAGTTGATGCTGCTAAATTGGCTAAAATTGAAGAAGCTATTTACGGAACAGAATCACGTGATGCGTATCTTCCAACACCACAACAAATCATTGCGATGTTGGCATAATTATTAATTAAAGGGGTATTCACAAATGTTAAAACAAAAAGTAAAGTATGAAGATTTCGATGGAAACATCCAGGACGAAACTCTATATTTCAATCTTAGCCGTATGGAACTTGTAGCATTGCAAGGTCGTTACGGAAAAGAAGATATGGCGAAATACATTGAGAAACTTATCGAAGATAAGAATCTTGAAAAGATGTATGAATTGCTTAATGATATTGTCCTAACTGCTTATGGTGTTCGTTCTGAAGACGGTAAACGCTTTATTAAGAATGAACAAATTCGTGAAGAGTTCGTACAATCACTTGCTTATGAAGCATTGATCGAAGACTTCCACGATGAAACTCGTAAAGTGTTAGAAAATTTCGTTACAGGAATTACTTCACATATCCGTGGTTTGAACAAAGCAGAGAACGCTGTCTCTGCTCCAGCTTAATGAGGGTTGGCGTGCATTGTATAATACACGCCTCCTTTATTTTTAAATTTTTTGAGGTGTGAATATTATGGCGTCAGAGTTTTTAACATTGAGAATTGATGATGTTGAGTTATGGGATGATGATAAACAGGAATTTATTATTGAACCTGGTCGAGAAGTGACATTTAGATACACGCTTAAAAATCTTGACAAGTGGGAAACGAAACATGAAAAACGTTTCATAGATAATATAGATAATATTGCCCCTGAGGACATATTAGATTTTATCCAATGCATCTGCGATCAAGACATAGACGTTACAAAATTATCACAGGAAAATTATAACGCTATTGTTGCATATCTACAGCATACGCCATCCGCTACAACATTACCAAAATCACAAGGTTCTGCCGCAGCTGGATACAGTAGAAAGAAGATATTTACATCTGAGATAATTTATGCTCACATGGCATTGAATCATATTCCGTTTTCATGGGAAGATAGAAATTTGAACAAGCTCATTATGTTATTAAATTGTGTTGGTTCTCTACAAGAACCACCTAAGAAGATGACTCGAGCGGAAGCTATGGAAGAACATCGTCGTGTTATCATGGAACGTAGACGTCAAGAAGAACAGAGGAGGAAACTTGATTGAGTGATAAATATATTGCTATATCCTCTATTGATACTATCCAACATTTCGGAATCAAGGGTATGAAATGGGGAGTACGATCACGATATTTAGTCGATCGAGTAAAAGGGCATCATACGTATAAACGTGAATTGCGTAATGCTAAAATTAAATACAAACAGAATCGACCAGAATTATATAGTCGAGCTCTTAAAAAGTCTGCTATAGCCGCTTTAGCTCTTGGTGTGGCAGGACGTAATGCTGATATGCTTAAATATGGCGTATCTGGGGTTGCGGGATCATATGCTTTAGATAAGTTGACTGGCCGACATGGAGCAAAAAGAGAATATAAACAAGAACGAAGAAACCTAAAAGACTCCTACAGAGAATACAAACAATATCTAAAAGATAAACGTAAACAAGACTTGAAAGAGGGGTAATGTATGTTTTCTTTTGATAATAGAGGATCCTTCGATGATCTTGAAAAATTTCTTAAGAAGAATCGTAAGAGTTCTTTAGATCCTCTTGGCCAGAAAATAGTCGCTGCTCTAAAAGCAGCTACTCCAAAAGATTCTGGTGAAACCGCAGACAGTTGGGACTATGTTATTAAACATACCAGTCGTGGGGAAGAACTAGAAATTATAAATACTAATGTGAATGATAATGTTAATATTGCTATTATTATTCACTATGGACATGGTACTGGTACGGGAGGATATGTTCCTCCGCAACCATATATTGATACTACAATCGATAAAGTCTATAAAGCTACTATCGATAAAATATTGAAGGAGTATATTCTATGAATGATACCATACAACACTTTGGAATCAAAGGTATGAAGTGGGGTCAGAGAAATCGTGTGGCACATTTGACAAATAAATATATGTCTAAAGGCTACGACCAAAACACTGCATATCAGAAAGCTGTTCGACGATCAAATGTCGAACGGAAGTTGAAAAAAGCTGCGATTGTAGGTGGAGTTGCTTTAGCAGCTTATGCTGGTTATAAAGGCGCAAATTATTTAATGGCAAAAAAGAAAATGGATGCTGTTAAATCCGGTCTCGATACAATGAATCAAATTAGAGAATCGAATATGTTACCGAAAAAAGGTAAAATGGATAAAATTCGAGAAGCTAGTAGAAAGCTGAAAGATAAGACTAGAGATATTCGTGTGAATAATACGAACAAAATCAAAGAGGCAAGTAAGAAAATTACAGATCGAGTAAAAGAAGCACATAGAAAAGATACAGAACGATTTGCTAGTCGAATGACAGAAGCTATGGAAGCAGAGGCAGCTAGAAAAGCTCAGAAAGAAGTTAAGAAAGCCGCTAGCTTTAAGGATAAAAAATCTCTAGGACAAAAATTAAAAGAAATTTCTACCAACTTTAAGAACATCAATAAGAAAGCTAAAACACAAACAGCAGCTATCGATGCAGCTAATAGTGATGCTTTGAAGATGTTTAAAGAATTATCTAAAAAGAAAGTATAGGTAAACTATGAGCGGATATGTAGACGAAAAAGTTGCTCGAGTCTCCTTAGACAATAAAGGTTTTACTAAAAACGTAGAAGATACTATTAATGCTTTGAATCGTTTGAAGAAAGCTTTCGATACTGTCAATGGAAAGTCAGCAGCGCAAAACATTGACTCTGATATGTCAACGATGTTGGACACAATTTCAAAATCAACAACAAAATCAGAGGGACTACTATCTCGCCTAAAAGGAATCTTCCAAAAGAGCACTCAAGGTATTGACATGTCTGGAGCGGCTCAAGCAGTTGATAAGATGAATGCGGATGTCGAGAATCGTACTTCTCGTACATCTGACATCTTGTCGCGATTAAAAGGTATTTTCCAGAAGGCAGATAATCACGAAGGATTTCCAAACTCAATCAAATCTATTGATAGTCTCAATAATAAAATTGCTGTGTTTGATGCGTCACCATTGGCTGCTGCATTTGAGAAAGCTGCCAATTCTGTAAGTGGATCCATGACAGCTATGAATGTTGCAGTTGGTAATGTCTTGACCGGTCTTATCCAGAAGGCTATGAATTTTACAGGACAATTCTTCAGAGGTCCTATGGACGGTCTTGGTGAGTATAAAGACAAACTAGGATCTATTCAAACAATCATGACGAATACTGAATGGGAAATTCCAGATTCAAGTGTCCGTATGAAAAGTGTATCTGCTGCTTTACAAAATTTGAATGATTATGCCGATAAAACAGTATATTCATTTGCTGATATGACTAAAAACATCGGTACGTTTACTGCTGCAGGTGTTAGTCTAGACAAATCTGTATCTGCCATTAAAGGTATTTCAAATTTAGCGGCTGCTTCTGGATCATCAACATTACAAGCATCTACTGGTATGTATCAGTTATCACAAGCACTTGCTGCCGGTAGAGTAGGACTTCAAGACTGGAACTCCGTTGTCGCTGCAGGTATGGGTGGTAAATTATTCCAAGATGCTTTACTAAAAACCGCCGAAAATATGGGAGTTGCCGTTGACAAATCAAAAGCCTTTCGTGAAACACTTAAAGATGGATGGTTGACTTCGGAAGTCCTAATAAAAACATTAAATGAGTTTGCAGAAAACCAATCTATGTTGGATGCTGCTCAAAAAGTAAAAACCTTTGGACAATTAGTTGATACCGTTCAAGAGTCCATTGGTTCTGGATGGGCAACTACTTGGGAATATTTCTTGGGTGGATTCGAAGAAGCTCGAGATATGTGGACCAAGATTGGTGAAGTAGTAAACCCATTTTTCAATGACGATCAAGGGACTTATGAAGATGCTGTTACAGGTATGACTTTAAGTCTTGGTAACTATCGTAATGCGTTGTTAAAAACTTGGAAAGATATGGGCGGTCAACAAAGTCTATTTAATTCGATTCAAAATAGCTTTGAGTTTGTATTTGGGGCGATGACGAAATATCGCGAAGGCTTTCGTTCGGTTATTGGCGATTATAAATCAAATGCGCAAGTATTTTACGATTTCACAAAAGGACTTGAGAAATTCACCGAAGGACTTAAGAACAACACCAATTTCATGACCACAATGGCGTCTGTCGGTAAGGCGGTTGCCAATGTGTTTGTTACAATTGGTTGGGCAATTAAAACATTATCTACAGGGTTCAACTCAATAGGTCAAAACTCCGATAAGGTCATATTGCCTATTAAGAATATAGCGGACAGTATATCAAAATTCTTTGAAATGCTACGTGCCAACACAAATGTCCATGTTGGTTTAATCTACATGGGTAAAGCTATCGCTAATGTGTTTGCTATTTTAGCTTCATTATTCAAGATTGTTACTTTGGTACTTCGAGAGTTCTTTAGTGCGTTTTCTGGTGGGGATGGATCTGGATTTAAAGATTTTGCCATAATGCTATTCAAGATCACAGAGGCTATTCGTAAATTTGTAGAGGGTCTAGAACAAGGTATCCAATCAGTTGGTTTGTTTAAAGCTATCGGGCATTTAATAGCCTCTGTATTTACAGGTATATTCGCTGTCATTTCTGCTGTATTCGGTAAGATCTTAGGATTAAATAATCCTTTCACAGGCTTAGCCTCAATCTTACAAGGAGCGGCTAATGGCATATCCAAATCTGGAGACTTTATTAATAAGGCTCTTACAGGATTAGCTACTAAGCTCGGTAATGCTTGGGACGGAATTGTAAATGCGTTTAAATCTGGATATGATGGTCTGAAAGATGCCTTTGTATCTTTCGATATGGCGAGCATTATTAAAGCAATTATTGGTCTATTTGCCTTAGATAAATGGATCGCATTTAAGAATTCGGATAGTACAATTTTTAATGCCATTTTCGATAAAGTAAAAGGTGCATTTGATAAATTCACCGGCGATGGTAAGAAAATGGTAGAAGATGCTGGCGGTGTCCTTGATACATTTAAACAAAACTTGAATATGTTCTCTCAAGGGGTTAAAGTGTGGCTTTTATTGGGTATTGCAGGGGCAGTATTCCTATTAGCCATATCTATTGACAAACTATCAAAAATCCCTATGAAAGATTTATCCAAAGGTATTATTGGTATGGGAGCAGCTATGTTTGGATTGATGAAATCCATGAAAGTGCTCGGTGCCATATCCAAATTACCTAAGGGCGCTATCGGAACGATGATCGGATTTGCCATTGCAATTCGATTATTAGCCGGAGCAATGATGAAATTAGCACAAATACCTCAAGATCAATTAGGCCCTGCTATAGCAAGTCTATATGGAGTCATGCTTGGACTTGTTGCGTCTATGAAATTAATGGATTATGTCGGAGGATCTAAAGCGAGCGTTCTTAAGATGATTGGTATGGCAATTGCTGTGCGCATATTAGTGATGTCTGTAAAAGCCATTGCAGATATTGATCCCGAACGTTTAGTGCCGGCTATGGTCTCTCTAGAAGCCTTATTATTTGGTTTAGTAGGTGCTGCTAGAGTTTTAAATAATGTCAAGATCAGTATTAAAGCGATCCAGTCACTCTCTGTATTCGCATTTGCTACTAGGGTACTGGTAGCCTCTGTTGCAACACTGGCTAAGTTTGATATTGAACATTTGATTCCAGCGGTTGCTTCTGTCGTTATATTATTAGCATCACTTGCAACAGCAGCACGATCCTTAAATGGGGTTAAGATTAAGCTGAGTGCTTTGGCTACTCTAATAACCTTTGCTATTGCAATTAGATCTCTAGTTAATTCAGTAGCTATATTGGCTAACTATGATATCGCAAATCTTGCTGTCGCTTCTGGATCTGTTACAGTACTTCTACTTTCATTGGCCGCAGCAACTAGAGTTATTGCTGATGTGAAAGTTAAATTAAGTGCTATGTTTGCCTTAATAACATTCGCAGGCGCTATTTATTTAGTTGTTAAAGCTGTTGAAATACTAGCAAATATTCCTGTCATGTCTTTAGTTAAAGCCATGGTCGGAGTCGAAGCATTATTACTATCATTAATAGCCGCTAGCTATATTATGCAGAAAGCAAAACCTAAGATTGGTGCAGCTCTCGGTATTGCCGCTCTCGGTGCTGCTATCTATCTTATTATTAGATCTATTGAACCATTGGCGAACATGTCTATTGGACAAATTGCAAAAGGTATACTTGGCATGGATGCTATTATGTTATCCTTGATATTAGTTTCTACTCTGATGAATAGGGTTCATCTAAACTTGGCCGCTGCAGGATCACTTGTTATCTTAACGGGTATCTTGTTCCAAGTAACAATGAACTTATCCATTCTATCCAAGTTCTCGTGGTCGAGTTTATTGGCGGCAGCAACTGCTATGGGCGGGGTTATGCTCGCAATGGCATTTACTGTCAAAATCATAACAGGATCCGTAGACTCACTATCCGATTTAGTATCTCTAAAATATGTATTTGATTCGTTTGGTGGAGTATTGTATGCGATCGGTACGGCACTCGAACAAGTCGGTAAACTTTCATGGCAACAAATGTTAGTTGCCGTCGTTGGTATTTCTGCGGTTATGGGAGCGTTGGTTGGTGTAACTTACTTTATTAAGAAAATCGATCTTGACCTTGAAACACTAAGTGGTCTTGCTGTATTTGCCGGTGTGTTATATGCCGTCGGAACAGCTTTAAGTCAAGTTGCTGCTCAACCATGGCAAGGAATTGCTGCTGCAACTGTAGCGATTGGTGTCACACTTGGTTTATTAGTCGGTGTGTCCTATTTGCTTGAGAAATACGGAAGCTTTGGTGCAGCTGGTCAATTAATTTTATTAGCTGCAGGTCTCATGGCAATAGCGGTTCCAATTATGTTGTTATCAACTCTTAACCTTGTTGCTGTCGGAGTTGCAATGCTAGCTCTTGCTGGTAACTTGGCCATTCTATTGGCTGCTGGAGCTCTCGCTCAATTAGTAGCGCCTGGTCTCCTTATATTGTCTGAAACATTGATAACTTTTGGTATATCTTCAATTCTGGCAGCTACATCCGTATTAATTGCTGGTGTTGGTTTCTTGGCATTTGTAACAGCTATCAAGGAATTAGCTGCGATTGCTCCGGATGCTCTGAGGGCCGTTGTGGACGGATTTACAGCCTTTATTCAATCAATCTCGAATAATGCTCCAACTATTGTTACTGCATTAGTACAAACCGTCAAAGCGGCTATAGCTGGTCTTGTGGAATTAGTTCCATATTTAGTTATTGGATTGATGAATGGTATTCGTGATAATGCGCCTCAATTAGTTACATCTGCTGTTGAAATGTTGACTGAATTGTCAAAAGGTCTGGTAGAAAACCTTGATATTTTACTTCAAGTAGCAGTTGAAGTTGCCGTACAATTTGTACAAAGTTTAGCGAACGCTTTACTAGGGATTAAAGATAAGTTAATTCCTGCTTTATCATCGCTTCTACAAGTGGTAGCTGATGTAATATTAGGTGTTATTCAAAACTTAGCAGGACCTATCTTAACTAAGATCGCGGAAGTGCTTGGTCCAATTATGCAAATGATTGTTGACTTTATTGTACAATTAGCTCCTGCATTAGAACCAATTATTAAAATTATTGGTGACGTGTTAACAGTATTGATCGAGAATCTCCCTGGTATTTTACAACCAATCGCTGATACAATTAAGGTATTAGTTGATGGTATTGTGGCTGCTTTAGAAATTCTTGCTCCTGTTGTCGAGACAATTGTAAATGGTATTGTTGAAATCATTAAAACATTAGCTCCGATTGTACAATCTGTTGCGGATACAATTAAAGCCGCTCTAGAAGTACTTGGTCAGATCTTCCAGACAATCGGAGATGTTATTAAAGCAGCTATCCAGGGAATTGTTGATATCGTTAATTCTATCGGTGAAATTATCAAATCTGTATTTAGCGGAATTCAAGGTACTTTAGAAGCTCTTGGTGGAGTATTTGAATCTGTCGGAGCTGGTATTAAGACTGCTATGGAAGGTGTTGGATCTGTTGTAGAATCTGTCGGTACTGCTATTAAGACTGCTCTTGAAGGAGTTGGTAAAGTATTTGAATCTATCGGTAATGCGATTAAATCTGCATTGGATGGAGTTGCTAATATTATCAAAGCCTTTGGTGAAGCTGCTAAGAATGCGGGAGAAGGTTTCAAACTATTTGGTGAAGGCGCCAAATTACTTTCTGAACATGGTTTCGGAGCCGCTGGTGGTATTTCCGCTATTGCTGGAGCTATTGCTGGACTTGGTGGTTCTGCCTGGGCAGGTAACTTACAAGGATTTATCCAAGATATCGAGAACCTAGGCAATGCTATCAATAATCTTGGTGGTGCTTCCGGAAACTTGTTGATTCTCGCTGGAGGTATGGCACAATTACAAGGATCTATTGGAACTATCTCTGGTACGATTCCTAGTGTTAATAGCGCATTTGAATCATTAAGTGGAAGTCTCGGAACTATTTCAGGATCTATCGGTCCAGTGGCTAGCGCATTCCAACAATTGGCAACACCAATTCAACAGTTACAAGGAAGTTTAACAATTGTTGCTGGAGCATTCATGTTATTTACAGCACAAATTGGAGGCGTCCAAGCTTTACTTGACGGAATTGTTAACAGTTTCACAAACATTCAAAATGGCGTCACTTTGGTGGGAACTGCCATTGGTTCTTTACCAGCATCATTCGATTTATTTAACGCATCTCTAGGAAATGTTCAAACAACCTTAACAAACTTCGGAACATCACTAACAGATTCTGCTACTGGATTTGGTAAGATGGGCGAAGCGGCTACATTGGGTATGACCGCTATGAATGATGCGGTTCTAAATGGAATGGTTATTGTCCAAGGAACTATGACAACATCTATTGGTCAATTAGCACAAGCGGTTACTGATGGATTTATCTTAGTCCAAGATGCAACAACAAACTCAATGAACACCGTTCGAGATGTTGTATCTCAGAACATGGACACTGTGATGGGTACCATTAAAGCACGAATGACCGAAGTTGCGAACCAAATGTCAAGCTCATTGGATCAAGTTATGAGAACGGTTACAGATTCTATGAGTCGAGTGTCTTCAACAATTCAATCCAATATGTCCCAGATCAATAGTAATATCCAAAGTTCTACTAGCCAAATAAAAGGGACGTTTGATCAGTTTGCATCAAATGCACAAAATACCATCACACAGATGATGTCTACTATTAATAGTAGCATCCAAAATGGTATGAATACTGCGAAGTCAACTGTTGATAGTAACATGAATAGTATCATGTCAACTATTTCTAGTTACAATGGAACTGCAAAATCAAATGGATACAATGTTGGTTGGTATATTTCTGATGGTATTGCTAGTGGTATCTGGGCTAATGTTGGTTCGATTGAATCTGCTGCTCAACGTATCATTAACAAAGCCAATGAAGCAGCTAGAGCTGCCGCTCAAATTCATTCACCATCAAGATTATTTGCAAAATCTGTTGGTAAGTATATCCCTCAAGGGATTGCTATGGGTATTGATAAAGAGATGCCTAAGTCAATCCAACAAATGCAGGATACATTTAAGAATGGATTTACAGCAGCTGCTGATGATGCAGTTAAACACGGAAATGCAATGGCGGAAGCTGTTGCTGGAGCTGTAAACCAAGTTGGAGATATGTTGGATGTTGCTGTTGACGACATGAACTATACTCCAACAATCACACCGGTTATTGACGCATCTAATCTAGATAAGTTCAAACCAAAAGATTATGGATTGAATCTTGGATCTGCCACTCGAGTACCTACGCCTGTGTATTCTCCAGGAAGTAGTACTGGTCAAACTACAACCGTTAATACAGATAATTCTACAAAAGAATACAATATTAATGTGTCTGTAGATAATGGGGGACATCCAATTAATCCTAAAGAACTTGCAAAACAAGTTCAAGAACATATGAAACAATTCGATGATGAAAATCGAAGAGGAAGAGGCGAGGAGGTACTCTGGTAAATGGTAATGAACCCTGGTTATTTTTCGTTCAACGGATTAGATTCCGAAGAGCATCATATCTTTATCCAGGATCGACCAGATATCGTAGCCCCGAAGAGACGTGTCTCTTTTATCGCACCTAATGCTTTCGAAGGAGAGTTGGCTTATGACGATGACGGTTATGAGCCAACCGAATTCGAGCTTAAGTGTTTCTACGATGGTCGCAAACATAAAGATAATCATATTGCACTATCAGACGCTCGTAATGATATCTATACATTCTTTAATCAAGGGGTTGGAGAATGGGTAGTATTTATACCGTATTTCGATGAAAATCATGAGTATATGGTGATATTAACGGAGCTTACTTTTGAAAATAAGTATTACTATGAAGGATGTATTTCGTTCACGGCTAAGTTGAAGTGTCAACCATACAAATACGTGAGAAATTCTCCTGAAATTAATGTTTCTAATGGTTATTTGTTAACAAATCCAACACAATACATTGCTAGACCGCTTGTTTCATTTACTGGCGTCTATGGACAATTAGATATTCGTATTGGTGATCGAACATTATCCTTAAGAAATCTTAATAGAGAAAATATATACATTGATTGTGAGACATATTCGGTTTATGCGAAGGATCGTAGTCTTATTACTAACTTTAATAACAAGACTATTGGTAAAGATTTCTTTGTTCTTTATCCAGGTAAGGATCCACGAAATCGATTGACGATTACAAAACCGGATGGTACAGCGCCACAATTGATAAAACTTAAACCAAACTGGAGGGTTCTTGTATGAGACCTATTTTATACGAACAAGATGAAACTCTGTTTCGTACTAATGGTATAGGCATCCTCCATGACGCGGAGGAATGTAAAGTTACCGAAGCTCGAAATGGAAAATTTGAGATTGAATTGGTATACCCTCTCCAAGGAGAGTGGATAACTGATATCGTTCATAATCGGATCATTTTGTCAAGACCAAACGACTATGATCAACCTCATGCATTTCGTATTTATGAAACTGCTGTTGATTTAGCAGCGAATCATATGACTGTAAAAGGGGTTTCTATAACTGATGATCTCGCTGGAAATGTTGTTAAACCATTCACAGTATTAGGTGCAAATCCTAATAGTGCATGGGCAGGTATTCGATCAGCTGCATTGGATAATATCCGATATCGATTCTGGTCTGATATTGGTGCTATACATCCATTCGAGGTATCAGAAGCACAAAACGTTTGGGCAACTCTTGTTGGTGAGAAGGAATCTCTTGTAAGTGTTTTTGGTGGTGAAGTTAAACGGGAGAATGATTCCATTTATCTTTATCGGCGAAGAGGTACCGACCATGTAACTACCATTAGACCACGTAAGAATCTTAAAAACATTAAGATTACTAAAAACACGCTTGGTAAGT